TTGCAGGTCTTTTCAGCGGAAGCGATCATCTGCTCTAACAGCGTGTCATCATCCGTGAAATCAACCCTCAGATAATTTTTCATTTCTCCTACCGTTACAGCCATCTGCTCACCTCCTAAAACTATGGCGGTAGATTTCTCCACCGCCTACAATTCTTATTCCGGCTCCACGATCACAAGCTTATAAGCAGTTTCTGCATAGCCATCAGCCCACAAAGTGAAGTTGTCCACAGACTTCTGTGTATTATCACCTGCAAGTACCAGATCAGCCGCAACCCAGCGAACAAAATATCCTGCCGACAGATCACAGGCTGTAGCCTCAGATACATCAGCGGAAGATAAAGCCGATCCGTTATAATACAGATCCGTAATAGGTGAAATACCAACACCAAGACCGATTCCAAGCCACTTATGCACTCCCCATCCATTGCCGCCATCAAAATCCTTAAGATTCTTGACCTTATCGGATAAAGTAATCGTGATGATATGATCCTCATTGTCCACGGATACACTGGAAATCTTTCCTGTGTTATAAGTACGGTCTGCATGTCCGGAAGCACTGTCCGTCACAGCTGCATACTGCATCGTGAATGCATCGCCTACCATAAGACCTGCATTCTTAAGTTTTGTGATCAGAGTATTCAGGCTGGTTCTGACCTTAGCCACTGTATCGCTGGTCACATCAGCTGTACTCATATTCGGCATCAATCCGTTGTCATACACAATCTTTCCGCCGATATGAGTGACTTCACCGCCCTGCTCTGTATAATTCTTTGCGTTATACTCGCTCATTTCGCACCTCCTTAATCAAGGCTGCCATACTTTCCGTACAGCAGCCCTTTTTCTCTCTCAACCTTACGCCTTCATCTTAAGAAGCTTGATGCCTTCAGGAAGGATCACCTTGCCGTCAACTCTCTCAGTAGCGACAAATCCGACCTGACCGTTGGTGCTGTAGAGCTCATTGAGTCTCTGTACCGTTCTTCCGGAACGATCAGCGATCCAATAATTCTTGAAGTCACCAAACGCCACAGTATATGCGTCTGCAGCTGCCTGAGGAACATAAGGGCTCGTATAAAGATCGTAGCCCAGAAGCTTGTCAGGCTCACCTGCCTGAAGAGAAGGCTGCCAGA